CGAAAGACATTAGGATTGCCGATAGATCAAGAAAACTTAGATAAAGAAATCCAATTTCACAAAGAACAAATAAGAAATCTAAAAAAAGCATTAAACACTAATGAAACCACTCCTAATCTTGCTGATATTTATGTTACTGCAACAGGATTGACTGGAGGCAGGCCAATGTATATTGGTGCAAATAACAATACAGGTGCTTATCTAGCAGTTACGGCGGAACTATAAATGTCAAACATTACACAATTCGAAGTCACTACATCTTATGGAGAAGTAATCCAGCACATTGTAATTGACCGAGGCAACGGGGAATACACCTCAATGCTTAAATCAACCTATGACGAGCAACAAGCGGCACTATCCACACCGATAGTTAGCAGCGATGAGTAAGTACGCACAAGGTACTCATGCTCGCATGATCGAGGTGGCGTTAGCTGAGGTAGGCACGGTGGAAGGCCCTAAGTCCAACGAGACTAAATACGGGGCCTTTACCAAGCGTAACTTTTTGCCTTGGTGTGGCAGTTTTTTGATGTGGGTAGCTCATGAGTCAGGAGTAACCGTGCCTGACTGTGTTAGCACTAAAGACGGGGCTGAGCATTTTAAGTCATCTAACCATTGGCATGAAAGCCCAAGGGTAGGTGACTTTGTTTTCTTTGACTTTATAGATGATGACAAAACAATCATCAACCATATTGGCCTAGTGATCCGTTGCTCAGAAAGAGCCATAGTCACGGTTGAAGGAAACACCTCACCAAGGGGCAAAGAGCGAAACGGTGGCCAGGTTATGTTAAAGACAAGGGCGCTAGGTAATCACTCAGGGGTAGTTGGCTATGGAAGGCCAGTCTATAAAACCCCTGAGGTAGTAAAGGAGACACCATGAACGAGCAAGTCAAAGCCGCTGGGCTTTCATACATCCGTGCAGCTCTTAGCTGTGTAGGTGCGCTATATCTATCAGGCATTACTGATCCAAAGGTTTTAGCTAATGCTTTTATAGCTGGCCTTATTGGGCCATTGCTTAAAGCACTAGCACCTACTGAGACACAGTTTGGCATAGGTAAAAAGTAATGACTCAGGCCCAGTCATATATTGCGCTAGCTGTGGGGATAGCTGCGCTAGGTGGGACTATGGCTGGGCTTGTTCGCCACCTTGTTAAGTACTACCTGGCTGAGCTGCGGCCCGATAACAACGGGGGCCACAACCTACGGGGTCGCGTAGATCGTATAGAGACTAGAGTGGATGAGATTTACAAGCTCTTATTAGAGCGCTCATAGTATCCGCGCACAGCTTCAAGATTAGACTCATTACGCAATCTGGTCATAGGCGCACTTAACCAATCTTTATTCTCTACCCATAGCTCTTGTGCGTGTTGGGCATGCTCTACAAAGTAGGCCATGTCTCTACCCCTAAGTGAGAGTACAAACTCAGTCTCAACCAGTTTGCTGTTTTCTCTTAACCATTGCTTGCCTACTATCAGCAAGTCACCGGGGTTAACAGCTCTATCATCCTCACCAAAGCCATAGCAGCTCAGGCGGCCTTCCATTTTGTTATGACTGGTGACATCTATACGGCCACTTGGTTGCATGCGTGGGGCGCCCATGACTTACCCTTTCAATAGAGCCTTTGGCGTGTCGCATCTAGTTATTTGTCAGGGGCATACCCTACAATTTTAGATGTAATACACACCGTTAGGCTAAGGGCATCTAGCGGAAAACTTAATGGGAGCAAGTCGGTTGAGATAATCCGACTGGTAACATTATGTAAAGCAAAACTTTACATAAGCCCGTTAAGTCTTTCTTTAGCCCTTTGTCTAACTCTAACACTAAGGGGCTAATAGATGTTTGAGATACCAGTTTTACTATGGATAGTTTTAATTGGAGTGCTGGCACTTATTGCTGGCTATTCACTAGGCCACAATGACGGCTACAAAGAGGGCCGCGCTGTTGGCTATCGCCGCGGATCAAGGTCGGTCTCACAATGAGCAGTTTTCTAGATAACTACGAAACAGCCAATGACACCATTATTCGCTTTCGCAAGGAATACCCAACAGGGCGCATAGTTACCCACATCCAAGAGGTCAATCTTGCCGTTGGCACAATTCTCATTAGAGCTGAGATATTTAGAGAGTATGAGGACACGGTGCCAAGCGCCGTAGATATTGCCTATGGCAATGTGGCAACGCTGCCTCAGAATATGAAGAAATGGTTTGTAGAGGACTGCTCTACATCAGCTATATCTCGGGCAATTAAGCTCCTATCCCCCAGCACAACACGGCCAAGCCGTGAGGATATGGCGCGTGTGGAATATGAACCCACCCCCAGTAAAGAAAGCGATGATCTTTGGGCCACTCTTACGGTTACAAAGAGCGAAGCTGCAACTGGTGCCGAAGCTGTAGGCAGTCTGCTTACTTTAGTTAAAGAGGATGCAGCACCCCAGCGCAATCCATTTTGTAGCCATGGTGAGATGCGCCTGAATAAATCTAAGCCAGGTGCAGTCAAGGTTTGGTCAGGATTCTTTTGCCCTGCTAAAGACCGTGACTCCCAATGCACACCAATATGGCTCTAATGGGTGAGATTCATTTTACTGTGCCAGGCACAGGCCTTACTACAACAATCCATAGAGACGGCTCTAAAACTACGCAATCAGATCAATGGTGCGATAACTGCGAGCAAAACAAACCTGCCTATGGCGGCCTAATTATCCGAGATGTATCTAATGAAGCTGTGATGTGGTTATGTACACAATGCCGCGCCTAGATGAGGTAATACTCGATAGGTCACAAGAGATAAGCGCCCACCAAGCGGCCCTAGATCGCGCCCGTGTCATGGATGATTCTTACTTTAGGCTCTATGGCCAAAACCTGAATTATCACGAAATGATAACGCAGCACGCAGAAAGTGCTGGGGCTGAAATAGCTGTAGCTGAGTGGTTTGGCATTACAGGCTTTAACCCTTCTGTTAATACCTTCAAGTCCGAGGCCGATGTAGCAGCTGGCATAGAGGTCAAACACACCCGCTATAGCAATGGCGCACTTATCTTGCAGGCCAGTCAATCCATGCGGCCTAACGATGTCTGTGTGTTAGTTGTGGGTAAGTCACCTGTTTATCGTCTTGTGGGCTGGATACCTGCATCTATGGCCCTTGTGCCTAAGTACAAACACCCACGCCAAGAGAGCTACTGGGTGCCACAGCCCTACCTATTTGAGATGCGCTATTTAAGGAAGTCACTCTATGGAGATAATTAGATTTAACTGTAGGTTTTGTAAAAAGGTAACAGATCAGCATGAGCGCATAGTTACCCATAGGTTGCCTGAATATGTAAAGGTTTTAGAGTGCCATGGGTGCGGCAAGTTATCTGTATGTCAGTTAGACATGGTTACAAGCTATGCCGACATTGACGGTTGCGATTAGTGACACGCCCAACAACACGCCTATATCGCCTTATCCTTGACATGGGGGTGTACGGTGGACCAGTACAGAGCGCAAGGGAGATTTACCCCTTTAGAAAGAATCAGTCAATCCCCTTAGTAGCTGTAGATAAATTACGGCTGAGATTCTCTGTACTTAGCTTAGTAATCCTACTCATGGCCATACCTATGCCTGCTTATAGCAGTACTTATTCTGTAGATCAGTTAAGAGTTTATACTCATAGCAGAGTTATTAGCTTTAATGAGTTTATATGCATAGATGCAATCTTGTGGAAAGAAAGCAGATACAACTACCTTGCCCGTAACGGTAGTCATTACGGTATAGGTCAGATGCGTAGTAAGGCTTATCAATCTAAAGACCCTTATACTCAGATAGATTTAACTATTGCTTACATACATCAGCGTTATACTACGATGTGTAAAGCGTTAGCCTTTCATAAGAGACATGGTTACTACTAATGGGAATTAAGAAAGGTGACATACGCGGCACACGCACCTGGAAATCATTGCGCTTGCGTATCCTTGCAGCTGCTGGTTACACCTGCTTCTATTGCGGGAGTGATGCCACGACTGTAGATCATGTGGTGCCTGTATCTCAGACTGATTTAACTGGTGCTATAGATGAGAACAATCTCGTTGCATGTTGTGTAAGGTGCAACAGCGCCAAAGGCTCACGCTCACAGGCTGTTTTTTTAGCCAGGAGCGCTAC